GCCGGTATTTGAATCCACTATGGTAGCATAGTAACTATCTCGTTTTAATAGTGTGCGAAAATTAGTCACTACTTCTCCCATATAAAGTTTATTTATTTGCGGATTCATGTCAGATGCATGTGTAACACTGCGTACTCCAACTCCTACATTGTCCGGATTTATTAATTGACCACTATCCTCAACACCAGATTGAGGAACAACAGTTTGCCACTTACCCACTGTATGCGGATCAGCTAGCTGAAAGTCATCACCAGCTCTAACGTAACAAGCTATGGTGATATCATTTGACAAACTAGGAGCAGAAGGTGCCGTAAGTTCATTTACAACATATATACTTATAACTCCATTCTCTCCTCTATTCAAATTACCACTTGCTGTCATAGGTAATGTAGACAAAATACTTGAATTTGGCCAATCTAATAACGGATTTACTGAATCTCCTAACCACTCTCTATCTTGGTAATTTCCTATCCTCACTTCAAAATCTGACGTCTCACCTATATCTACTATATGCGAAAAATTAATATTGTCTTCTCTATTTAACTGTGTACCATACGGATCATAAATAATTGCTAACCTCCCTCTATGAAAAGCCGACTTTATTATTTGAAACCTGTATATTAATGAACCAGTCCAATATTTAAAACAATTTGCTACTCCACACACCGCAGTCATAGATATTCTTTCAGTATCTACAGTGCCACGCCTATAAGTCCAAGGCGTAACAACATAAGATTGAAGTAAACTACCCGTACCAACACTAAGCTGCCATTCAAACTGATTCAAATACGAATCTCTACCAGTAATATAATTTAAAGACATTTGATCTTCTCCAGATAAACAGATATCCATAGGGGATATAGAAGTTTCCTGCTTTACATCTAATGACAGTTTTATACTATTACTAGTAGAGTTTGTAACTGCTAAAGATCCTGTGGGCCTAGGTATTAAGGGTTCAGGTTCTGCTACTGCTATAGGTTTACAATATCCTAAAATAGAAGCTATATTGCTTGTAACAGTAGCTGCTTTTTCAACAGCTAAAGCATAAGGACCTATACCAGGTATGGAAGTAACATTTCGAGCAACAGACGCTACATTAGTAGCTGCCTGGCTAATAGGTTTCTCCACACTCTCTTCTTCCCTACCACTTTGCGGAATAACCCTCGCAGCAGGAGGTCCTGCCTGCGGGGCTAAATCAGTCATGTATCTATATGTTGGTCCTTGTACTTCCACATCTTCAAACCATGCATAAACGGAAATAGTAACCCTTTCATTAGAAACTGCTAAATCTTGACTTGAATGTCTAAGATTTGCTATTGGATTAAAATATATTGTTCCCAATCTACGAAAATCCAAATTGTCAGTCAAACTAATATAAGGATAAGGGTAAAAGAACGGTAAAATCATTTCTGCTCCACCAGATGTTGAAGGATCCAAGAAAACACGAGGATACTGTGATATTGGCACTAATAAGTCTTCTCCACCTATAGAAGACACCGGCCTAGTAAAGGTTAATTCACTAAAAGGTAGATAGGACGCCATCATCCTTCCATAAAAGAAACCATTACCATTTAATAAAAACTTAACATGACACGTCCCTCTAAATAATTGAAAGTTATTTATCCTATTCTGTATTCTAGGATTAGATAACAAAGATACCCATGGATCTACATCTGTATGAATAGGTCCAGCACCCCAACTAATAGTTTTTATTAGCAAGGGACGCTTTAAAAAATCACTCAAAGAGATATTGTCATGTAATAACCGCGTATCAGCCCTAGCCCCCGACAAATTTAACACCATAGGTTCCTCTGTTTGTACAAAAGTTACCACTTGTTCTTCATCTTTTTCTACGCCTGATTGCATTTGTAATTGCGCTCCATCCGAAACGACTCCCAGTTTAGTGACGCGCTGGTTCTCGTCATTTAGTTTATAATTTTCTGTAGTACTTTGGGTCCATACGGACCAATTTTGTATGTCAAAACTAAACTCTTGCGCAAGCCTAAACCACAGGGGTTGACATTTCCTCCATTGTTCGGTAACCAATACACAATCGTCATTATCCACCTTCCATTTTTCAACCATTTCTGAAAAGCTAACTTCTAACAGGTTACAAAATCTTAACAAATCATGTTTAGTAGCAATTATACGCAACTTTCGGCGTGAATCCTCATAAAACTGTTTTCCATGAAACTTTGCTTCAAACAAGAAATTGTCTATACATTGTCCTGTTAAAAATTCAAGAGTAACAGTGCGCGGTGGAACATGGCACATAATACACTTAAACATGCTTTTCTTAGATAAAGGCGCAACTACCATACCAAACTCTTTTACATATACAAGTCTTCTTTTTAGAAATTCCACTTCATGAAGTTTGTAAAAGCGTTTGTTAGATGTGCGTCCTTTCTTCTCCATATCTGTACCTAAAATACCTAATGAATCCCAAGCCTTAAGTACATTGCTAACTGTAAAAAAGTTAGCATCTTTAGATACATTAGCAATAGAGTCATCCCCATATACACGTAAAGTAACCAAATCAGAAAAAACTCTAGGTCCTGAATACAGATAATGGAAAGCCATCCGATAATAAGTAGAATTTATCAGACAGCCCAACATAGATGTGAGAGGTGTACCGGACGGCAACATACCGGTCATACTTACCAAATCACCATGCACATCTATTAAAGGAAAGAGTAACATATTCTTAAGAACAGACAACCTGTTATTATATTTACCAGATTTGTTACAAATAATATTAAAAGGAGAAAAGAAAATGTCAATACAGCCACTCATAACTTCAAACATAACAGTAGCATCCATATTGGCTAAGTCCAAAGCAACCATTCTATTCTTACCATACCGGGTAATTTCCATAACAAATTTAGTCCAATCAGTAGAATGTGCGTTTATTCCAACTACTATTTCCGTATATCTTGTATTTAAACAAGCATACCTACAAGTAGTTAGTAATAATTCTCTCAATATCATCTGTATAAAAGTACTTGACATAAAGAAAGAACGAACTTTTCCAATGTTAGCCTTTTCTACGGTAGTAGCTTCTAACTTAAGTTGCTGTATAACTATATCCGGAACTATAATTCCTCTATCCATCATATCTTTATACTCTCTTACTCTTTCCATTACCCAGTCAAAAAAGCTCCAAGTATTATCCGAATTTTGAACAGCAAATTGCGATTTACTGCCTACATATCCCGCTCCAAATGCAGAAGACATGTTCATGCCGCCCAAAAACCGTTTACCTAGAACTCCATTGACTACCTCAAATTCATTTAAGATCCTTATTTCTTGTTGCCAAAAATCTTTATCATCTCCATATAACAGCGGATATAGAAATCTATCTTTTAAATCACTCTGAGCTTTCCTAACTAAGCCTACATCACGAACTGTATTTTTCCTACTAAAAGCTCTTATAAGTTGTCTGACACCATGACGCTTATCATCATCATACTTAAATGGAGGAGCCACATATTCTGTCTCCACCTTGAAAGCCTGTTTGACATCCTCACATATTGGCGTATACACAACTTTATTATTATAACTATATCTCACATTTGCACTACCTAACAATTGGACTCCATCTAATCGATCTACTGTATCTAAGAAAGGATTTTTCCTATATATTTTTGGAGTATAATTCTCTAATGCTGAGTGCTCAAAGTCAAAACCACTCTGCAACAACACTCCATTTGAAAAGTATTCAATTGCTTTCTCAAGATCCCCACGTAGAATAGTACTAGCTACGCTAATCTTATTAGACGTATTTCCACCTACATGAATGCCTAATATACTAGAAACTTTTCTAGTCTCGTCAAATAATACAGCACCGCACAAACCAGAAAAATTATCACACGAATACAAATATCCAGGAAATGAACTTTCTTCATGCGGGGAATTGTTAGTTACAGAGCTAGAATATACTATATCTTTAGTATCTAACATACTTTTAACTCCTAAACTTTTCTTAAATAACAACCTACCTACACATTTGTCTATAATAGGAGAGGTAGGGAAGGAGTCAAGTAAATCTTTAGTACGTAGATGATCCATGTGTTTTTCAAGAAACATCACACACAAATCACCCGGGAGACGATAAATATTGTCAGATAACAATTGCACTTCAATAATAGCGTTACCGCAATTTTCATAGGATGGTATTTCAGTCTTAACAAACTGAAGTATATTTCCTATTGACTCATATACGAAATGATACGGTAATATCACATATTGATTTGCAAAGGACAAAGCAGAAACTATCTTTTTCGAACAAGTATTCCTAACAAAAAACATATTTTTACTCAATACATTTTCTAATTCAGTAGGCGAACGATTACTTGTAACACTTGCTTTATTTAAAAATACTTCCTGCTTATTTTTATACCACTCTTGTTTAGTCGCGTTATCTGATTGTTTGACCTCCTCAACACTCATATCATATCCCACTTGTATCTCACAATACAATGTTGAAAATTGATCAACCAACATTGGTATAAACATACTAATAGTAGTATATGACAACCCAATAGGTAATAACACATCCCTTACTAAGTCAGGTTCTGAAATTTTCCTACATTTTTCATAGCGAGTGATATTTCTTAATATTTTTGTGGAAAACTTAGAAAGAGACATAGGCTCCCATCTTTCTTCCTCTTTCTTTTCTGCTTTCGTAGGAGTCCTAACAAAGTTGTTATACATAAATGTAGTAATGCCATAGTCCAGACTATGACTATCATGAGCTACACCCATATTTAGCAACTTATAATTATATAAATAATTAATATAATCCAAAGCCATTCCAAATCGTATTAATGGATGCTTACTATACGCATAACAGGCCAAAGCTGTATCTTCTAAAAACACAGGTATAAAGTCTAAAGGATTAGTTATAAAATCTTCTATATAAATGAATAACCTATCAGTAATATACAACACAATATCACTAACAAACCCTGTAAACCAATTATTCATCAAGTTCTTAACCTCTATACTCAATTTCTTAACATTATGTATTAGCAACGACGTCTGTAAAAACGTAATGTCCATATTTTTAATGCGCATATCTCCTAGCAAATCCATTAGCTTTTTACAATATACAATACGTTTGTCAACTCCCGATTGGCAGCGTAACGAAAATTGCATATAGTCAAAAGAATTATCATACAAACCTTGACTTGAATATATACTATCGGAAGCAGAACTAATATCAGAGGCATACTGTTCACCTTCTAAAACTTCTTCATTGATGCTCTCCTCAATGTATTCATATTCATGGTGAACAAAATCATCTTCCACCGCTGTATCATATGAGTTAGCAAGTGATATATCATCATCTTTACTTACTAGAACCTCTGAGTTATCAGAAGAAACACTAGATCCTAGTAAGGATGGTAAACTATCTTCATCTGAAGCTTCAGATATATCATACAATGCCAACTTCTCAAAAGTTTCCCGCTCTTCCTGACACTTATCACAATGCAAACCTAAAGGTAACCCATGTAGACAATAATTAGTTTTGTCATATACTTTTTCATTAACCTTAAGTACTGACAATTGACCATCAAAATGTTTCTTTGAATGCCATTGCAAAAACTTTAAAGTGTCTTCTAAAGATCTCCTCTCCATACGACTACCAGCACAATCCTTGGCAATTACATAACGGTGCAAATTGTCGTATTCTTTAACTGGCTGCATAAAGGTATCTTTAATCTGAAAACCTATATCTTGTATTTCACATTCGTAACAAGTAAATAGCCAGGCATCAGGACAAATAGATTCTCTTTGCTCAGGTGTCATTCTGCTATAATCAATACTAGTCGAAATAGCATTTTCATCAGTATTTAGTTTCCTATACTCAGGTTTAACTTCACCATGTATTTTCACCTGAAACCTACGTTGTAATGCTGATGGAAACCTAGCTACACTCTCAACATCCTGAGACATACTATTCGATGCCCATCCTCCTACAAGAGCACGATTAAACAAAGTACCTTTATCCTTCAAATCTGCACCAGCCAATTCATGTGGAAAATTATTACTAGCTCTTAAGATCCAATCAGCCAGCACCAAAAATAAATGAACGTACTCAGAGCTTAATGCACCAGAATCATCTATTAACCATACAGTAATAAAATTTTTCCAACCAGATTGGAACTTATTTCCTTGATTTAAAAAGAAAATAAATTCCCTCGCAAAAGGTACATTATTATGTATTGCTATAGTACTTGCGAAAAGCTGTAATAGATGAGTCTTGCTTATACCAGATCCTGAAAAAATCAAAAACATATACGGTTGTATTCTAGATCCGGAATGAGCTTCAACTCTTTGACATTCAACTACCATCGCATCCACTTCTTTGATCCAATCATCCACAACTTTCAAATCCATACCACGCTTAGACTTTCGAATTCTATTTAGGTCCATTAAAAAAGTATCTAAACGAACAAGAAACTCAAACTGTTTGTGACCTTTTATAAATTCTAAGTCACCAGTACTATATAACTTGAAGTCACAGCGTAATTCTCTAAGTCTTCGTGCTAACTCGTCAGTAGACGTCTCAGTAACCAAAAATCCATCAAGAGTACCATCTTTTACATAAACATCTATAGCATTAACAACGTACGTTAATGCCCATATGATTGACTCTAAAGGATTATTGTTAGTAGAAAACAAGGAAAAGATATGGGATATTGCTTTATATAAACAATTTTCCGTCCAATCAAATAACACAGTAGGACATAGAATTGTAGTCCAACATTTGAGGATAAATTCCATAAAACTATTAGCAAATCTATTGTTCTTAAATTTATCGACATTTGTTACTAATTCTTTCATCCACTCTGTAAAATTTCCTAAGGTAGCTTTACTATCCTTGAAATTTGATATTAGACCAACAAGTGTATCATATAAAGATATTGAAACAGAACTTTTAAATAATAACAAAATAGAGGAAAATGCAGTATAAATGGGATGATTATAATATTTTAAAATATATAATCCTAACATTTTCTCCAATAGAGTTAATATTTCAGGTACATTTATCTCAGTACCAGATTGCATCTCAATATTTGGAATATCTTCATATATATCTACACCAGATTGAGGACCTACAGTGCTCACATGATTAGTCTTTAATTTCTTTTTGAACTTTTTCTTTGTTTTCTTTTTCCGACTACCCAAATTAGCTGTAGAAAGCTGCTCACTTACTTTCTCCAATTTAACACATGCAGCTTTCTTATTCTTCCATCTTTTCCTAGTTTTACTTTTACTATACTTATAATCCAAATCAATGTCATCATTACAAATACCTGCTTGTGGTACTATATATGCTAGGTCAATCATAAATTCAGACAAAAATTCGGAGTAAGTATATACAGTTCCATGCCAATAATTAGACAGTGCTTTTACTATAACATCTCCATTGATAATATAAATTTCTCCTTTTAAAGTAAAAACCCTATATCTATAAGGACTTGACAGCATGCTAACACAAAACTCAGGAATATAACCATCAACATACCACTCTCCAAAACACAACCAATCTACTACTAATTCAAAGTCTTCATAAAAGGAATCAGGACATACACATATTTCACCACTCTTATAGACTTCCAAACCACTGAAATAGTAGTCATTTAAAACTTCTGGCCACACAGGCAAAATATAACTAACTAACGGATTATGATTTAATTTCGACATCTTGGAAAATATAATTTTGTTTTCTTAAAATTAACTCGTGTTTTCATGATTTAGATTGTTTTATTAGTCACATTTTGCTTACGAACATGTGGGGCTCGTTGGGTAAGTTAGATGAGTCCGCCCAGGTCTAGACGATACGTAATTCCTCCGTATTCGGGCGTTTAATGGCAATTGCAACTATTGCTGGGACTATACTGCTTTCACCCCTTTTGTTCTGTTGAAGTGCTTGTAATCATATAGCTTCCAAACTATAATCAAATCAGGT